TTATAGTTCCCAATGCCCCTGTCGGCCCTGAGGAACAACAGAACAGGGATCTTGGTGAATAATCACGTCGGCTCCGGGGAAACGATGCAACAATGCCTGCTCCACCTGTTCTGCCAGAATATGCGCCTGCATCAACGGCAGGGTGTCTTCCATTTCCAGATGCAACTGGATAAACCGCGTTGGCCCAGACTGCCGCGTACGCAGATCGTGGGCACCTTTGATACCCGGCCAAGACGATACCACATCGATAATTGCCTGACGCTCTTCATCCGGCAAGGCGCGATCCAGCAGGGACTGCACCGCCTCGTACCCCATACGCAGCGCGCTATAGAGAATATAAACCCCAATGCCCAGGGCAAACAGCGCGTCCGCACGATGAAATCCGTACCAGCTTAGCCCAAGTGCTATCAAAATAGCACCATTCATCATCACATCTGACTGATAATGCAGCATATCGGCCCGTACCGCCTGGCTGCGCGTTTTTCTGACTACCCAACGTTGATAGGTCACCAGGATGAAAGTGCTAATCAACGCAATGATAGTTACAGCTACCCCTATGCCCGGCGAATTCAGGGGCTTCGGGGAATACAGATGCTGGAAGCCGGTCAAGAACAGGAACAGGGCAGAACCGGAGATAAACATGCTTTGCGCCAGCGCCGCCAGCGACTCGGCCTTGCCATGGCCAAAGGTGTGCTCTTCATCAGCCGGCTGCAACGAGTAGCGTACCACCAGCAGGTTGGTTAACGATGCGGCAATATCCATCAACGAATCCACTAAAGCCGCCAACAGGCTGACCGACCCGGTGAGATACCAGGCAACAATCTTGATCAACAGTAGAATGGAAGCCATTCCGGTGGCGGCTAAAGCAGCGGACTGTACCAGCCGCGCGTATTGCTGTTCCATAAAAAACCCCAACTAACGTTTATGGGCTTCAGTATAACGGAATGCGGGGTAAAAAAAGTCTCGCCATCATGACGGGATGCGTGTCAGCTAAGCAAAAAAATCTGGCAAAACGTGCAGTAATGTCGCTCTCCCTAGATAAGTATTCATAAGGTATCCAGGTTTGAAGGCGCGTCCACATACTGTCCACACTCAACGTTTTTTGAAAATCCGCAGCCTTCCAGAAAATGGCTAACGAATTGTTTTTTAAGTAAATTTATTTAATAGGGATAAAAAAAACCCCCTCATCATGAGGGGGAAGACAGGGATGGTGAGGTAATATCTCTGTTAACCAATTGAGATAAAAGGATTTATCTCTTGTTTCGTCCACAAGTTGACTACACTTCGATTTAAGGCCCTGCTTTGCGGGGCTTTAACTTTTCTTTCCCCCACCTCCCATAATGGCTAGTATTTGAACCGTAACAAAATACCCTTGGGATTTATGGAGTTTTTCATATGGCAATGACTACATGCAAAGAGTGTAAAAAAGAAGTATCTGATAGCGCTAAGGTTTGCCCACATTGCGGAGTTAAAAAGCCTGGGGAAAGATGGTGGCATGCTTTAGCAGGCTTTGCCGTTCTCATCGTCATTGGTACTGGAGCGTATTTCTATTTCGGTAGTGGTGATTCCGTCGAGGCTACAGACAAAACTAGCCCACCGAAACAATGTGCTGCAACTGATGGTCAATGCCTCTTTGAAGCAAATCTGGCTGAGGCATCATATCCATGTAAAAAGCAGATTGAGAAAACATCCAAGTATGATTTTGAATGGAACGATGGTGTTTTCGGACTGGCCTTTACTCATTTCCGAAATGTACCGGAAAAAGGCCAATTGGTTTTCACTGGCGATAAGGTCAAGTTTACCAATGGGTTTAACGCAAAAGTTAACATGATTTATTCCTGTACCTATGATTTGAAATCAAAATCAGTCGTTGACGTTAGCGTTAAAGAAGGTCGTTTGTAAGTATCACACTCATAGAAAAGCCAGCCCAAAGGCTGGCTGGTTACTACTTGGCTGGCATCAATGTGCAGCTCTTTTCCTTTCCCTGGTATGGCCGCGATGTTCTGCGCTTGTTGCTTAGTTTTCAGTCTACTGGCCTATGCCGTTTCCCTCCAATTGGTTACGCAGATCAATACGCGCTGAATTGATCGGTTAAAACGATCGTACTGTTTTACGTGGGTTATTATTTGTTCTCTTTTTTATCGCTCGCGCCGAGATCGTTCGCGCCATGCGGCCGAGTTTTTTCAGTTAACGCAATTTCCCGCAACCGCCCCGCAAGCCGCGCCAGTGCTGGCCTTGCCATTATCTTCCGTAAATTCCCACCCGAAAATCCTCCGCGCTGCGATCCTGCGTAAAATACATATTTCCCTTTAATATCAACGCAATACACTTTCGTGATCGTTGCAAGATCGTCGCATTCACTGTAATTAACTGAAATCCTTGTCACTCGTTACACTCAGAGATCCTTTGCAGATCCTTAGCGCTGGCGCGGCCTGGCGGGGGCATTTGTAGAATCACTACACTGTAAAAAAGTCCAGAAATATTTTGCGCAGGCTTGGTGGGCGTGTGCGTTTTACGTCCCGCATCTTTTACCTGACCAGATTTGCGCGCTGTGCTGCACAGGCGGGCCACTGTGGCATTATTCGGCCTGAATCCCGGCACTTGCGTGGGTTGTCTGGTGGGCGTCGTGGTGACGCGCTCAGGGCGCGCTGTCTATCATGATGGTGAGGGGTAATTCAGGAGGCATCAGCGGGGCATGGCCCCGCCGTGGGTATCAGTCAATAAAGGGGCTGTATTTTTCGGTGAGCGCCGTGGTTCGATTGGCCGTTGCGGTTATTTCACCGCTGTTGGTTGGGGTGCCGGTGTTGCTATGGGTGTGCTGCGCCGTCTGTTGTGCCAACTGGTGGATCACATCCAATGTGTCGGTCAACAGGGTTAACACGTTCACGGCCTCGCTACCCAGGCGGATAGAGGGAGCCATTAACTCATGCGCCTTGGCAACGCTGCGGCGGATACCGTTGATCTGTTCGGTCAGGTTGCCTTTGACCTGCACGTCTTGATTGCCGCCTATCGTGGTTTTGTCGTCCTGGCCAACATCGCCAATTCTGTCTTTGCAAGTGATCACCAGGTTGCCCGATGCGCCGATCGTGTAGTTGCCATCCGCCAGGTGAACCACTGCACCAGCCAGCAATTTGGCCGTGCCCAGCACGGTGGTGGTGTCGTTACCTTTAACGGTCGTCTGGCGTGTCGTAGTGGTGCGGGCTTCGGCGTCGCTGTTCACTTGGCGGGCGCTGCTGGTTTCCTCGATCGCCTGGTCGGTTTCGCGCTGCCAGCTCCCGGCCTGGTTAACTCGCTGGCTCACACCGGCCCGCTGTTGCTGCAACTGCTCACCGGGCTTGATATCCGGCAAGGCGTGGCCGTCCTGCATCGTTTGGCGGATAAGTGGCTTATCGGATCGCCCTTCTGCAAATCCCACCTCTACCACGGTGCCTTCGGGCGGGTATTGATACATGCCGCCTTCTGGCCCGGCCATCGGTACGGGTAGCGGTACCGCGTTGTAAACCGGCGTATCCTGCGCCGCTGCGCCGTTCTCATCCAACAATTGCAGATTGACGGCATAGCGGGGCCGGAATGGGTCAGACTGATCGCCCAGGGCGGCGGTATCCGTTGGCCCCATGACGCGGGCCAGGCGCGGCAAGTGTAGGCCCGCGCTCAGTTCAGGATAGATTTTATCAATCTGGCGCTGTTCGGGTGACTTGTGCGCCGGTTTCCCCTGGCTGTTAAGTGGCGTCCAGGTTAGCGTCATTTCATCGTCATGGGCGGTGACTTGCGTGATGCGGCGACCGTTGGCAATAACGCCCGGCCGGATAGCGGGAATTAACGGCAAGGTCATGCTATTGCCTGCGGCAGCGTTCTGAATAAATTCGGTAGGGATATCGACCGGCGACCGCGCAAAGAGTGAATCCACATAGCTGCCGACAAATACCGTCCCGTCTGCCAACTGATACCAGGTGTAATCCGCAATACTAAACGCGCGGCCAAGGTCAGCTAATAGCTGATCGCCGGTACCGCTGTGCGTGAAATGAGGGATTGGCGTATCCAGGTACCCGGTATTTTCTGGCAGTGAAAACACCATGCCGGTGAGCCTGGCAACCTCGGCGGTAACATCGCGAAGCGTGGGGTGTTGCAGCGATACCGGCCATTTTTGGGCAAAGGTGCCGACCAGTTCACGCACAAAAAGACGCTGCGCGCCGTTCTCTGCTGGGCTGCTCCGCTCCACATAGCCGGTGAACCAACGGTAAACCGTGCTATTAATGCCAAGGTCAAAGCGCACCAGTTGGCCGGTATAGTCGAGCGGCGTCAGGGCGGTAATAAACCCCCGGCCGCATGCTGCCAACTCAAGCACGATATGAAAAGAAACTACCGCGATGGTTTCGGTGCCGATCCGTAAAGTCACGACGGGTTTCATTGACTGCCCCCTGGGCCGATCGCCGTATCAATTTTTTTAAGCACATTTTCGAACCAAGACAGCTTTTCGGCTGATTCCTCGGCGCTTCCCGTTCCGCCAGGCGTTTGAGCATTCGCGTTGCCACCTGTACCACCACCGGCAGCGGCTTGCATGGCTTTTCGCTCGGCAACACTGAGATATTCTTTCAAGGTGAAGTTAACCAACCACACCATGCGGTCAGTCTGGGCCGCTGCATCGACATTGCCGGAAAAAGTCACTTCTCTTAATTTGATGACCTGGGCCAATTCGTTGGCGACGCGATATCGTTTCATTTTCCCGCCCGCGTCTTTGGCTTCGGCCAGGGCATAAAGCCGGGTCAGTCGCTCTTTTTCGGAAAAGGGGATTTTACCAGATACCCGCAATTCTTTACCCTTGATCCCCTGCTCGGCGTTAGCCGTGCTGCTGGATTGCCCAGACTGGTCTTTGTCCTGAATTTGCATTGATGAGGATACAATAATGTCTTTCATCAAAATGGCTTCGCCATCCAGTGCAAGCACAATGATTTCACTCATAGATCCCCCAACATGGCGCGCAGCGGCGCTAAATCCTCGCCGACAAACATCAGCGCCAACGTGAAAACGTTGTCAGAAACGGGTACCGCGTCACGCATCAGCCTGGCAGCGGCCTGGGTGTCACCGATCGCCGAAACAGCCCATACCGGCACACTACTGGCCTGCAACTCTTGTAATCCTTGTTTTGCCATATCCAACAGGGCCGCACGTTGTTGGGCAAACTCGGCCAGGGCGGCGGTAACACCTTCCGGCGTACTGGGGGTGGCACTCTCGGCAAACGCCTTGATCATGTCTTGTACCCCGGTTGCCAGACGTGTGGTGCTGACCGATAACGGCAGAGCGGGCGGCAAGCTGTTACTCATGGCCGGTAACTGCATGCGGCTGGTTGCCAGCCCGATCGCCGTGGTGGCCCGTCGCTGAACCTGGGTTAACGCCGGGATAGGGAACACCTCAGCGGCAGCGGCCAGAACGGTGGCAAATGATGCCAACGTAGGGGCCGTCAACATGATCACGCTGACATCCTGGCGCACTGACGCCCCGGCCAGCTTGTTGACCAGGTAGGTAACCGCATTCGGCGGGCTCAGGTAAAAACCTGATTCCTCTTGCTGTCCCAGCCCAAAAACCCACGGGTGAGCCACCACGGTGGAACACGTCACCGCCTCCAGGCCGTCAGGAATATGCAGGCGCTTTTGTTCCCACATTACGGCATCACCGGCCATTCAGGCCTGGATAAGTCAACCCGCCCTAACGTCACGCGGTAGACTTTCCAAGCTGTCAGTAGATCGGCGTCGCCATCTTGCTGCATACCCAGCGCGATCGCATCTTCCAATTCAGTGATTTTTTGGTCAGCCTGGGCGCGCAATGCCTGGCGCTGTTGCTGGGCCTGGCTCAATGCCTGCGCTTGCTGTTCCGCCGCCTCTTGGGCCTGGGCCGCTTGTTGCGCCAGGGTATCCGTAACCCACTCGGTGCCGTCCCAATGGTCAAACGGGGTACCCGGTGGAATAAACGTGTAACCCTCCGGCAAGATAAACCAGGCATCAGGCACCTGGTGCGGCTGGCCGTCAGCACTGTAGTAGGTGGTGCCGGTCTGGTCGGTCAGTTCTATCCATGCGCCCTCTTTGAACAACAGAACGTTGCCCGGAGCGGGAACAGGCGGTGCCACGGTAACAGCCCAGTCCGGCAAGGCGTCGATCAGCTCCAAAACCATAAACGGGTTGCCGTAGCTATCCCAGTATTCAACCCCGCGCAAATCAGGCACGGTGCGCCATTTCTGCCCATCCCACACCCCGGCCATGCCGCTCTTGGGTTGACAGGGTACGGTGGTGCAATTGGCTGGCAATCCCGTGCCGGGTGGGACGCAGTAATTAAACGTGCCGGTAAACACGCCTTTTTCATCAAAATTGTAGATCCACACAAAGCGCGGATTACTGGAAAATTCAAACGTCGTGCTCATTATCCCAACCTCACGATGTAGTTAAATGCGATGTTATCCACGGTGTTTTTTGCGGCACCGTAAGCGTCAATCCGCAAGCTGTGGCCGTGCCAGCCCAGATTCACCCAATGAGTGTGCGCGGGTGTCGCTTCAACCAGTGGGTAATCTGCCAAATCCCGGCCCAACTCAAAGGAAAATCGTTCACTCCAGCCACCATCTAAAGCCGTGTTTGAGTGGTACGCGCGGATTTTTGGCTGAAAATACCCGCCCGCCGTGGTTTCTTTCGAACCCAGATCAGCACTGCCCACCTCTCCGCCGTGGCCGTGATTTTTAACCTCACCGTCAGCCAGGGATAACGGGGCTCGCCCGGTCGGATTACCCAGGATAGTGCGGCCACGCATATCAGGCAGAACCCCCGATGGATAAACGACGGCAAGTTGTGGGTTAGCGACCTTATCAAACGCCTGTCCGACAACCAGGGCGTGACCCGATGGGGCGACATTTCCCGGCCAGGGCATGGGCACCCCCACCGGGGTTGTTTCACTTTGCAGGGCAAAAGTGCCCGCTTTGCTGTAAATCCGGCCGTTATCGGTATCAAATACCCAGGTACTTTCGGCCACATCGCTGATCACATGGATAACCGGCTGCGCGGATTTGTCCTCTTTGGGTAACAGGTAGCCAAAACTGACCGCTGTCGGCCAACCTTTGCCCTTGCGGGTTGCCCTGCCTTTGGTCAGCGGCACATAGGTAGCGATCCCTGCCTTGCCTTCCCATTCGAAGTTTGGCTGAAAGAAGGGCGCGCGGGTGTTTAGCTGATCCAGGTACGCCCCGACCCCTTCGGGCCAGCCGTTACCGCTGTTACCGTTGGCCTGGAAGTAAGGCGCACCTAACTTGCCCGTGGCCGTATCACCGATTTTAAACAGGAAACGCGCGTCAGCCTCGCCTTTGCTGTACACGTCGAGATCTTCAACATCCTGGCGTAAGGCATCCAGAGGAAACGGCTTGCGATCGTCAATCACCACGCCCCCAGTGACGTGGGCAATACGGGTGACAAAGTGCCGATTACCGGCACTATCCACATAATCGGCCAAGGTATCGGCGGCGCGCAGCGTAAAGCTGTTGGCCCATGCGCCCGTTACCGTACCTTGCCAACAGATATCAACCCAAACGCCGGTTTTACCGGCCAGCGCCAACGCCCGGTTGGTGGTCATAATGGCGCGCAGGCCAGCAACATACCCCAGCCCGGCCGCAATGGTGGCTGTCGCACCTGCCACGGTGACCTTGAAACCGTCGCCCCGGAATGCCGCGTCGCCGTAATAATCGACGTTAGCCAGGCGGCGTGATTCATCCATACTTTGCAGACGTGCGGAATAGTCAATCATCCAGGTAGCAGGGGTGACGTTGATGTGTGACGCCGTCGCCGCTCCGTCGAATTCCATCGCCAGGTTACGGATCAGGCTGTTGCCCTGCTGGCCGTTCTCAGACTTTATTTTTTGTTGTTCGGCAAGATGGACAATCATCAACACGGTGCCGGTGGCGCTATCGACCAGTCCCACCCAGTTATAGTTCCAATTGCCGATCGTGGTATCTAGTACCACGGAATACACCACGGCGTTTTCGTTCAGCGCACCAAACTGGGTGATATCTGCGGTATGGCGAATTTGCCCCGCGCTGGGCATACCTTCATTGCGGTTAATCTCTGCGTTTTCATCTTGGCCGGGAATAAACGCAAAAATCATCTTATCTGGGCGGGCTGGCTCGGCGTTAACTGTTTTATTCACCAGCCAGCTTTCAAAAGCCAAGGTAATAATACTTTTAGCCATTTCAAGCCCCTCCAATCATGTTTGCTTTGCGCATAACACTTAATATTGCGTTAAGCGTTTCGACCACTGTTTCATTAGTCGCATTGGGAATGGTTGCCCGGCTATTAATGTGTACCGATACCATTTCTCTCCAATTTAAATCTCCCGGTGCCTCATCGGTTCCTGGGTTTTGCCGATCAACGTTAGTGAATACCCGACCGTCAGAGTCGACGGCAAGCACAACACCGGTAAACACTCCCTGGGTGGGTTTTGAATACGGGTTTTTAAGGGTTAATGCTACGCCCTCGTTGGTTGTGGGTGTTGTTTTGGGATTAGGGGTGCTCGTTGTGCCATCTGGCGCAACATAGCGCCAAGTACAGCTTGCGCCGTTAGTGGTCTTGTGAACCTTCAAATTATTTTGAGAAAAGTTCACTTGTTGCACACCTTTAGTATTAAATGTGACAGTGTCTAAAACACGGCTCCAGGCGCTCCAAGACGAACTTTTGACACGCACCCACGGCCCCGGCTCGGATGCATTAAAAGACGCATAAATAGATTGTGTTACCGTGCCGTTGGCATCCGCTGAGACTAACAAAAACACGGCTGAACCCGGTGATACACCGAAAGGATAATTCATGCTGTAAGAGCCTTGCGAAGTTTCCCCGCCCGGTGCGATATATAGTCCGCCTTTAGTAACACTATTTAAATTAGTGGTAGGCGTCAGCAACGTAAACATTGGCTCAGGAACGTAAAGCCCATCCGTTTTTTGAATGAGTTGGTTCCCAGATTGCGCGGATAACTTCAAATTGAATGTTTTAATCTGGTCTAGCGTAAGCTTTACGCTGTCTAATTTTCCATTCACCGCCTGGCTTACTGCTAAAACCTCATCACCTTTAATTGCGTCAGCGGCAGGTAGATTACTGTATGTAACTTCTTCCATTATATTCACCTTTGCTCAGTTATCAGCAACGCGCCGGACTCGGTTTTAAATCGCGAGTTACCTTCTGTAATAAATACGGTATTGGCTACTGGCTGGCTCGATATCACACAGCAACGCCTAAATGCGTTATTGTTCGCGAGTGATATAGAAGCAACCGTTCCGTTGCTGCTGAATTCTTCTACACGATTATGTTTACCTGCCAGGACTGGCATCCACACGTTTTTAGGTAAATCGGCATCCGGTGAAAGGGTTATCCACCAATCTGCCCACGTTGTACCTGGTGCAGGCTCACCCGGCCAGCCATACACCGCCATATCACCCCATTCGCACCAAAGTGCGCCCAGATTTCCGCGCTGGGTATTTTTTCCAGACATCGGCAAGCCGTACGTTAGTTCACTAATGAGGGGGACTCGCCCCCCCAGATTAGTGGCCCAAGCAGTTACTTCGCCTATTTTTCCTTTGGTGCCGTCTTGAATAAACCACAGTACCGGATTAATGGAGTGGGTTACTGTTCTACCCCGTGAATCGGTGCCGGTCACCACAACCGCTCCAGATCCAAAGATTACAACGGCACAATATTTTCCCATTGGAACCACGGAGGCGGTGCCAACCACTGACCAGGCAACATCACCAACCGCGCCTTGCGACTCAATTGAATATGTCGCCTGGGAAAAACAGGTTTTAGGGTCAAAAATGCTTGTCATCCAACCATTGACATGAAAACGGACGATTTCGAAGGTAGGAACATAAAGCGCATCATGATAGCCCACATCCAGGTCAAACCGGCCAGCCCTCACCGAAAGCGCCCGCTGGTTCAGCACATCAAAGAAATAGCGGCGGCAGGTGCGGCCGTACTGGCGCACCAGGTTCATCATCAAGGTGTTATCACGGCTCAACTGTTCATCGTTGATACGCAACAAGATGACGTCCCAATCCAGCCACAACTGGCGCTCAAGCTGCTGTATCTGCCCGATATCCAGCCGTTCGAAAATCCGCGCAAAACCGGCCTTGCTGCCCGCGTCCTGGGCGTTCACAAAGGCATATTTCACCCGCAAGCGAAACAGCGCCAGGGATTCACCAGGGAAACGGTTAATATCCCGCTGGTACGCAAGCAGGGTTAATAACTGCTCGTCGCAGGTATCAACGTCGATCTGGGCCAGGGGGAAGGTCAGCCAGCTATACACCCGTTCCCACCAGATTTTCGATGTATGGGCCAGTGTGAGCGGTTCGCCCTTGTTCATCCATACCGGCAGATTGATACCAGGGAGTTTACTCATCGGCGGGTACCATCTTTAAGGTGCGCAGGCGCGGTACATTCAACCCGCTGATAATGTCGCCCAGTGAGAACACCACGGAGGCAATATCAGGGAACGTGTCGTGCAATTCTTCGCCCAGGCGTGACATGGAAAACCGGCTGAACGGCCAGGTTTTTTGAACTTCATAATCGGTATTTTCCCGAAACGCAGCACGGACTAGGTTACCGGCGTTAACCATCAACGTGGCCGTTTGCTCTGTGGTCAGGTGACTGGCTGCATACAGATGCACGGTGACGGTAAGATCATGACGGGTTTCCGGTAGCGGCAAGCACAACACGTCATCACCGTGGCCGTGGTTGCCTTGGGTCATCACATAATCGTTGACCATGTCGATAAACGGCTGGCTGGCAATGCCGGAATCCAGCAACAAGTAAACGTTGGCGGTACCCGGACCACGTGGGGCATCATGCTCGAAAAAAATGCGGTCGGTATTGAGCCCGGCCAGCCCGGCAATCATGCCACGGTAGACAGCATCAATATGGTATTGGCCCACCAGGTTGAATTGGTTTTTCACCCTATCCCGCAAGTCGTCGTCACTTTCCTGATCAGCACCGGGGGCGATTAGCCAGTCATCCTCATTCACCGCGCTGGCGATACCGTCGACCGCCACGGGCAAAATTCGGTAGTACCCCGGGGCCAGGTTAAACCCGCTGCCCTCCAACTCGGCCGTAACGGGTACCAGGGCGCTGGCCGTGCCTGCGGGGACGGTCATATCGACGGTGGTCAACAGCCGGTAAATCGTGCCGTTGATACGTTCAGTTTGAATGACGGTACCCACCGGAACGGTGATTTCCCGGCCGATCTCCACCTTGGTGAACCGGATAGCCCCTACGGCTGCGGTGGCGTCTTTGCGCGCCACGTTGACCGCCCAGGCGAACAGGTCAACAAAGGTATTCCCGGCCGTTGCCAGGAACAGATTACGCATGACGACATTGACCAGCGCATCCGTCAGCCAAAATACCGGTGCGGTGATGATGGCGGTGATCAAGCGCCAGAACGGTGACATGCGCGATGTGTTGGTGATCAGCCCTTCTTCCCGCGCAATGGCGGTGAATTCGGTCTTGATCTGTGCCTCGGTAGTCGGCATGCCCTGGGCGGCTAAAATGGCCTTAAAGTCTGGGTTAGGTTTATTGTTCATCATTAATTAACCTGTTGGTCACTGAGAGCGGGCCAAAATCGTAGGTATCCGCCGTAACAAAATAATCCCCGTTGCCACCGTCTTTAATGCTGACCGTACCCGGCACGATGCGGGTGTCCGTTTCGACCAATAATTCTATTTGCATCATGATGTCAGCCCGCAAAACCGGGCTACGTTCGGCGATCAGCTCTTTGACGATCCCGGCTTCGATAATCATATGGACGACGTCTTGCGCGATGCTTATGCGGTTGTTGCACAGCACCGGCTCATTGCCGGAATCCAGCGTGAAGTTTTTCCCGGTGATCAGCAGGTCGATATATTTCAGGTCGGTGCTCATCCTGCGGCCAGCTCCCTGGACTCCATCAGCGAATCGAACGTTTGCTGGTTTTGCGGGTAGATATTGACCTGACCGATCTGGCGACTGTTATCGGTCACTTTGTTACCGTTCCCGTTAGAGATGGCTTTGCCGATGCCGCCGCGCTCCATCTGCGGGGCATTAAGGCCAGCCGGTGCGGCCACCCCGGAAACATTCGGCGCGGCATCACCGACCGGTTTTAGGTCGATATTGACGCCGGGAATTTTGTTTAACTTGGTGACGATCCAGTTATAGGTTTTTCCAAAGGATTCCAGCAGGTAATCCCATAGCCCGCTAAACACGTTGCCGATCGTGTCCACAAAGCCGGTGAAAGCTTCGACCGGCGATAAGCCAGAAAAGTATTCAACCACCATTTTCCAGCCCACCCGGATCACCTGCCAAAGCACGGAAAAGACTCTACTGACCACCTCCGCCGCGTCTGCCACCCAGCGAAATGCTTCGGTGTCCATCAGCGCGGCTTTCAGTTCATCCCAGTGTTTGATCGCATACCAAATACCCGCGACCAGTAAGGCGATGGCAGCAATGATCAAGGTGATCGGACTCATCAAAATTTGCATAGCCGCGCCAGCAAACGCAGTTGCGCCGCCGAATGCCCACATCGCAGCGGCAGAAATCACCATGCCAGCACGCTGCAACAGGGCGGCAGCGGTTGAGGTGCGAAAAGCGAGCGCGCAAGCCAGGAGCGTGGCACGGACAAAACGCATAACCCCGTTGTAGGCAATAGCGGCGATGCTCGCTAACTGCAAGGCGCGGGCCTTCAAATTAATCACCCACAGCAGCGCCTTAGCCGTCACCGTGGCAAGCTTCCAGATCCCCGTTAGGCCCATCCAGATAAATTTCGACACCCCAACCACGATATTGGCGGCAGCACCGGCCGCGCCGAGCGCCAGGGTACTGAGGGCGATATAGCCGATCCAGCGGGCAATGTTCGGGAACATGTCCAACCACTTGGCAAATGTCTCCCCGGCTTTGAGAGCATAATCAACCAACGGAGTAATAGCGGGGATCAGGCGCATGCCCACGGCAACCCGGATACGCTCCCAGACTTTATCCACCCGTTCCCACATGTTCGCCATCTTCGCCGCCATTTCTGTGGCACGATCTAGCCCCTGGGTATTGCCCATATCACGCATATGCTTTCTTAAGGCATCGGCCTGGCCCCAGGCAGCGGTAAGCGCCTGCGCGCCATCACCAAAGGCTTTATTCAGTGCGGCCTGTGCCTTCACATTGCCTTCGATGGTGTCGCCAAATTTGGCTTGCACCTTTTGCAGAATGTCAGGGAATTGCAGCATTTTTCCCTGGGCATCGGTGAAGCTCAGGCCCAGTTGCTTGCCGCCTTCGACCGCACTTTTTAAGAAAGCGTCATAGATGCCGCCTGCCTCGGTGCCTTTGGTCTGACTCAATAGCCCCATGACAGATAATTGCTCATCCATTCCGGCCCCGTACTGGGTACCGGTGCCCTTGCTGGATTTCACCAACTCGCGTATCTCATCAATGCTGGCCCCAAAGTTTTGCGCCATGTAGGCCGCTTTTGATGCCATCATTTCAGCAAAGGGCACGTTGCCTATCTGGCGCACCGTCGACCGGTAATTGTTCGCCATATCGCTCATGTAGCTAGCCGCCTGGGCGGCGCTGGATTTGGTCGCCACGGCCAGGGTGTTGATCGCCACGGCGGCGCGCGGCAAGTCGCTGTCAGCCAACCCGGCCAACTCACTTTTGATAATGGTTCCCGATGCAATGAATTCAGCCGCCGATTTTCCGTAAGCCGTGCTGAACCGCTGGGCAGATTGATACATTTTATCCAGGCTGTCGGTACTCACATTTCGGGTGGACAGTTCATCTAAAGCCGTTTGCACCTGGTTGGCCGGGCCTAATAACCCCTTGACCCCTTGCACGACACCCCACAGCCCGGCAGCACCGACCGCCACTTGTTTAAAAGCGCTGGCTGATTTCTTGGCAAAAGCCTCAACGGATTGCTGGGCCTTGCCGAGCGGGGCGCTCAGGTGGTTTTTGAGACTCAGCAGAAAGGCTAATTCTTTCATCAGGGTTATGTCCTGGTTCCGTTAAAGGCAAAGGCGATCCCCGCCGCGACACTGTTGATATTGCTTTCGTGGAAATACTCGGCCAGCCAGAGAGCACGGGCCAGATTCATGACGCTGTCACCCTGTTCGTCCTCACTGTCACTGTCGGACGGGGAGGGCAAATAGTGACGCCGTAGCGCCACCATCTGTTCATAATGGCTGGCCCGGATATGCTCGACTAACTGGCCTATTCCTTTACTTCGATCTCAATGGCCGGTGCATAAATCTTGTTGATTTTTTCAGCCAACTGCGCGCCCACGCCAGGCACCAGCAACAGGGTTGCCAGCGCATCACGGGATTCCGGGGTAACGATGCGTTTCAAGTAGGTATGAATTGCCCCCATCACATCATCAGCACGCGCCGATTCATTCAGGCATTTGTTATAAGCTTGCAGGGTTGGGGCAAATTTGTACTCAATGCTGCCCACTTTCAGGGTGATGATGCCGCTATTTTCTTTGCTCATGGCTTAAGTCCTTTCTCTGTTGAATTTCAGTCACTAACTGGTTATGCCTGGCGGCACAGGGCACATACAGGCCGCTGTATTGCGTTAACGCCAGATCAAAATCATTTCCCGTGGGCCCCGCCAGACGTGGCAGGCTTTCCGGGCACTTCGCTAACAGGCTTTCCTGATAAGATTCGCTCGGCACGCTCAACACCCTCGTTGAACAGCCGCACATACTCATCAGTAGCGCACACGTTAGTAAAAACCGGCTTGATGGTTTCGGTATGAATAAGGCGCTCGGTGTGGATCTCATTGCTGTGAATGTCCTGTAATTTGGCGTCTAGCACCCTGGCCGATTCAGAGGACACCCCCTGAACCACCTCGCGCAACTCGTCGCGAAATTTAGCCTCACGGGTGGCGGCTGAATCACTGATCACGGTGTTGAACCAGGCACCGGCCGCTACCCCAATGAAGAACCACACAACGAGCGCTTTCATTTAGCGAACCCCTTCGTGCTCAAGGCTAAAGTGATTGCCATCGGGCCGTTTAAAACGCCCGCCCCAGCTCCCGCCGAGTGACTCCCAATAGACGCCCAGCGGCTCATATTTGGCGCTGTCGGTCTGATACACCCCATCAATAAACAGGTTGAAATCAACGGCCAGGCGCTTGGTGTGTAAGCTGTTGCTGATACCGGCCCCGGTCTTGGCATTCAATGCCGCCTGTTCCGGTGTTCGATAGGCTTCACCAAAGGTCAGGCGCATGCCGTGGTCACCGGCATAGGTGATCAACTGGGCAACCAACTGGGTGAAAAGTTGCTGTTTCTCGCTTAATTTCATGATTTATCAGCCTCTTTCGTTTTCGTTTGTAGGTACCGCTTAAGCAGTGACTCAATGACGGTATGGCCCAAAATCCCCAGCGCTGACGCAACACCGATCAGGCTGATTTCTTCCAGTTCAGGGAAGTGGATCAGCGCCAGCCCTGCCATCATCGACACCGCCGAACCCAGCAGAATGCGGCCAATCAGCAAGCGCCAAGTCAGCTTTGGCTCATCCAGTAGCGCTTTGCCCAAACCGATCACCGCACCAATGACAATCAGTTTAAAGAGCGTGCTTTCTCCATTTGGCATAGGTCACCCGATCAAGTCGCGAACATCGCTTTCGGACAACATCGGCACACCGTCGATGTGAACAAAATCGGGGCTCGTCACCAGGTATTTCACCTTGTGGCTGGCCGTTTCCCCGCCCTTAGGGTCGAACGATACCGGGCTGGTCACGATCAGCTTGCAGCCAAACGCCTCGACCTTTAATTCCTCGTCACCCGTGTTGGCATAAAAAAGAATGTCGGTCAGCGGAATACCCCGGTAACTCCCCGCCGCACGGGCGGCAGCGCCGATCTTCTTGAAATTCCTGGTATCCATTTCCATTTCACCTTCGGCCGCGACGTCACCCGCCACGTGCCCATCAGGCACACCGCGCGTTTGTGCGGTGGCGGTGTTGTCCGTCACGTCTAAGGTGATGGTTTTTACATGGATAATTTCGGTGCCCAGGGTGATATCAAAATCCATGCCCCCGATACGTGATGACATAATTACGCCTCCAATGACGTGTCGAGCATGATGCTGACGGTGATCGCTTTCGGGCTCTCATACGGACGAACAACGAGATAAATGCTCACCGCCGTGGTGTAGCTCCAGACGATTTCCACATCGCCTTCACGCGGCGGTTTTACCTCACCAGGGAAGGTGACGCCGGTGATTTGCGCGCTGCGTGACATGTCACGCATGATGCGGCTGAAATAGGTCTTATGGGCGGCAATGCTGCCCGGTGTGCTGTTCAGCGCCCGATCGGCGATCTTGGCAATGGCTTGGAGTCGTACCCGGCGCGCGGCTTTGTCGACAATGCGCAGGTACTCGATCACCGGATAGTCACCGCCTTTAACCTCCAGCGTTAATCCGTCTGACCAGTACATGCCCTCATAATCCGCGTACCACATCGGCACGGAATAACGCAGGTCGTGCATTGCGCGCAGGTGAGCCAGGTTCAATTCAACCCCGGCACTGTCTACCGGCAGATCGCTGGACAGTCCCACCAGTGCGCCGGTTTTCACCCTGGCGGGGCTGTCAGCAATGGTGACACTGCGATGACACAAGCGGCCCGCCAGTGCGCCCACCTCATTGCCCCAAAGCACGGGCACCAGTTGCACGGCGTGTGCCGCCTGGCCGGTGGCGTTAGCTGACAGCTTTTCCAGGTATTGCGCCCAGGATTTAGGCGCGCCGCCCTTAAGCGGGCCAGGTACCGCCAACATAAACCACACCCAGCGGCCCATCTTGCTGATCAGCTCCTCACGCAGCGCGCTGAAAATGCCGATATCTACGGCGGTAGTATCAGCACTGAGATCGCCGATACTCACAACACCCTCCACGGAAATCATCGGTTGCACGTTGCGGATAGCGTCGACTTTTGCCGCTGTATCAGCGCCAGCGGGCACAATCAGCGCGTAAGCCTGCCAATTCTGGCCCGCGTTCAATTGGGCCGCGCGGAGGTTCTCGCGCAAGCTGTCGCCGGCGTCGGTCAATTCCACGTCAATATCGGACTGGGAATTGAGCATAACCAGATCGCCCACCGTGGCCGCGCCGTCATGCGCGTGGCCGATGAATAAAACAGTGCGCTCAATCTCATTGATTACGCCCTGGCGCTGGTTTAGCTGGTTAATCGTTACATTGGGCCATGTCATTATTGCTATCCTCTTACGTCCTGGGTTCGCGTTCTCCAGCCGAAATTTATCGCTTGGAGTTGGCGCACCAGGATCTTGTTGAATTCATCGTCACTCACGGCTAGCCATTCGCGACCAGGTAGGGTGATAGTCCAATTTGTTGCGGCGCTTTTGCCTTCCATGCTGCGAATAATGGCCCCGGCCTTTTGCTTGCTAAGGCTGTTCATAATTTCGCTAAGAGAAGGCTTGCGCGGGGCACTGGTTGGGAATTCGGTATACCCCAACTCCAGCAACCGTTTAGCCTGGCGTAATGTCGCCGACTCGCCGTTCTTCCTGCTTGCCTGGGCGGCTTTTGCTGCCGTCATCTGGGTAGAAAAGCCCGTTTGCTGAATGCGGCCAACGACACCAGGCGGTACTTTTTTCTGTCCTTTCAGGTAAATCCGTGCTGACTCTTTCGCGGGTAACTCGCTGATCGCCATCATCTTTGGTAACTGGCTAATCATCTTTCCCTTAAAACCGCTTCGCCTGGCGGGCCACTTCACCCCCTCGGCATTTTCCTGGCGCTTTTGGTGGCGACGGGCGGCAACCATGACGCCCAGTTTCAAGATGCGCCACAGCAGGCGCTTGCGTTTGGCGGGCGGTAACTCCGCCGCCCTTAGCTCCCTTCTAAGCGCCGCCCATTGCCGGGTGTTGAGCGTGAAATCAACTTGCATCGCCTTCATCCCCAACAGGCGCGCCAACATGGCCCGCGCCATAAATCCAGCCACGGGTCGCGACGCTCACTTGTGCAGGTGCAACGCTGTACCGTTTGCCCTGCAACGGGATCATGCCGTTTTCGTCCTCCACCAGATCGATATCGTCGGCCAGGGGCACGGTGATGGTGATAATGGCGTTGCCATCGTCCATCAACTGCACAAAGACAGCGGGCGGATCTAACTCCAATTGGTTGTAATGTTCGTTTGGATGCTCAATCAGCCAGGCAGCAACCAGGCCAAACAACACATCTGGGTCATACTGGCGATAGGGCCAGCGCTCCCAGGCAAGGGTCGCGTTATAGCGGCGAACCTGAACACGCCGTTGATTTTTCCCCGACTGATTCACCCCTTTGGCTTTGGCGGCGTGGATCAGTTCGATGTCATCCATCCAGGCATCGGCCCCGGTGGTATCCATCAGCCGTTCGGGTAAGTTGCTATGCACAAAGCGGTAAAGCTCATCAAGCTGCGTCATACCAAACGCACCCCCACCCGCTTAAGCCCCTTAATGCTGCGGATCACCACGGCGGCTTCGGCCAGCAATGACGCCTTGGTCTGTGGGGCGTCCTGGTTGGTGTTATCTTCACGGCGGCTGACGGCGGCAAATTCCCCCATCAAGTCGGCTTTGGTGCGGGCATAGACCGCTTTTTTATACTGGGCCGTTAAGGCGTTCTCGCCGTCCATTTCTGGCCCTGGCACGTCCTTGGCCGTGGCATAGCCCTTACGCTGTTGCAGGCTGACAAAGTCAGACAAGGACGGGTTAATCTCTGCAACGGCGGCTAGCATGGCCTGGATAACCGTGGCTTGGTTGATGGTGGGCGGAATGCTGCGCTGGCGCTGGAAGTCATCCAGGGCAAGGTCAGGCCAAAACCCATCATTTGTGAGCGTGGCCTTTTGAAATCCATCATCACCAGGTCTAAACATGCTTGCCTCTCGTTACAGGGTGCGGGCTGACAAGTTTCCACGGCCCGTGATGCGCATGCGCTACGGCCTCCACTTCGCCCGCCCCGGCGGGCCGGGTGTCGGTACTGCCCCCGATAACTCAGGGGGCGGTGTCTGTTTCCGCCTTTTCGGCGGCTTGTTTTTCCAGGGCGCGGATGCGTGAATCAATGCGCTTTCTCAACGTTTCCACCCCGATTTTTTTGTGGAACCCTTCCGCCTGGGCCAAGAGTTCATTGGCTTTTTTCAGCGTCTTAACGTCATTAATTGCACTGGCTACGGGCTTGCCGTCCTTGTCCCTTAGCAACAGTTCCCCGGCAAACTTGAACCATTTGGCGGTGATTTTTTCGTGTAAGCGCCAGTTTTCACGCACGTTGGTAAAGGTGCGGGAAAAATAGGGCTCAATGTTGTGGCCTGCCTGGGCCTCAGACATGGCCCATTCCAGAACATAGTCAGCAACAAAGGCCGGAAACATGCGCTTGATGTTTTCGGGGGTGGGCTGTTGTTGCTTGATGGCAATGTCAGCCCAGGCCAGCGCCTTATCAATGTCGCCGGTATCAAACAGCCAGATCACGCAGTAGCCGAAAACCGGGTATACATAGGCGCGTTCCGCCGCCAGATAGCGTTCGGCATAGGGCAACCACTTGGGCAACAACTCAGTAGCCTTAAGCTCAATCCGATCCGCCGTGCGCGGCAAAGCGCGCAAGCGTTGAATATCTTGCTCAAGGCTCAATAATTGAAGGTGCAGGCTATCGGCATTACCCGCGACCAGTTCGCCCGTTGGTGCTGGCCTGGCTTTCGCCTGGGCCAACATCTGGGCACGAAATCGCAATGGACTGAATGTCATTAGCCTGCCCCCGGTTAGACTTCGGTTTTATCCAACGCGCCTTCGCCTTCACTAGCCACACCAGGGATCAACCCCATCAGGCGGGCGGTATCGATATCTGCTTCGGCTTCGATTTTCACAGACGATTCATCAATCGCGCCATACATCATCGGATGCCCCAGGGCGTAACCCTGGTTACGCCACCAGGCGTTCTCAAAGCCCATGCGATCCTGGACGTGCTCGGCACGGCGATACTGGTGTCCACGCTGTGAATAAACGTGCAGGTTTGCCAAGGTGGTGGCGACCATGCGTTTGCCCGGCAGGAACGGCGCGACATACACGCGGCGACCGGTCACGGTGTTTGCCAACATCTGGGCCGCAATGTTTTCGGTCGGCTTGCCCGCCTCTTGGAACAGGCGGAATTGTTCGGCCGCGATCAGGTCAGAACCGATCAACAGCACCAGCGCCGGGTCATTCTGGAATTGCGTCGGGATAGTGGTACTGATCAGCCAGGACGCCATGGCATCAAGGGTTTTAAAGATGCCGTTTTCGCCCAGGGTCAATGTATCTGGCCCCGGATTAATAACGCGCTGGGTAAAGCCTGGGATGCGATCTTCTTCCGGCGTGGCCGGGTTGGCATGCAAGGTGTCAAAGTTTTTGGCGATTTGGTGCCACCCGATGTTGATATCCTCCCCATTCGGGTAAGCGACCAAATCGGTCTTAGGCGCGGCTTTGATACCGTTGAAGCCCACGCGGGCGATATCGTTGGCGAACGTCACCAGGGTGAATTCCGCCACCATCTGGATAAACTCGTCGTCAGTGGTGCCAGAATGAATCCAGTCAGATAGCCTTTCCCAAGGCAAACGCGCGCAAGAGTCGGTGGCATACAATTGGTAAATGTTGCCGGACACGCCCACATCTTTGGTAAAGCGCTGATCGGGATCACGGCCGGTGAACACCCCAGGGTTGCCCACGTCAATGACTTGCCCACGGATTTGGGTTACGTCACGCATAGTGATCATCGGCAAGAACCAGTTGGATTCCATCAGCGCCAGGCGCAAGGCGGTTTCCTGCGGAGGGCTGATACTGAATCGCCCGATCCCATTGGTACCCAGAGGCAGGGTATTGATATTAGCCCCGCTGGCCTCGCCGATTTTCTTGGCATAAGCGTGGATTAATTCATAAATTCTGTTCATTGACATAGCAAATAGTCTCAGTTATTTGTCAGTGCGTTTACCGCAATGGCGATTTAATTCCTGCTGTTGCGGCTTTATTAAGCGCAAATCAGAATGCGTAGTTTTTACCGCTGGTTGCACCAGGGGCGGGGTCTGGCAACTTGGTGGTAACCTGGTCGAGTTTGGTAAATTTCTTGTCGGCATCTTTCAGCTTTCCTTTCAGCTTGCTGAATTCCCCGCCCGTCACTTCGTCTTTAATTTCGGTGACTTCGACCTGAACGGTTTCAAGGTCACTTTGGACTTGCTCTACCGCAGTTTGAATTTCCGTCACATCAGTGACATTTTCTTGCAGCGTGACAATAACCGCCGCTTGTTCTTCAATCGTCGCGGCCTGCTCGTCTACCTGATCTTGCAATTCCGCAACCGCTTCAATAATCACCTGCACATCTTCATCAGAAAAATGCTTACTGGAAAATAGGCGGCTCTTTGGTTTTTCCGTTTTCTTTTCATTCCCTTTTTCAGGAATGTTAAACAGACTACGGAATAGCGTTTTTTTAGGCTTACTATCTTTATTTGACATGGAAAATTCCTTGGTGTCGGCGACATCGCTGATTACTAAAGGCTCCCAGGAGCCATAGGTGCGGCCATCGCGTTTGGAGCTAAACCGCAGGCGCTCGGTGCCAATGCTGGCGGGGGAACTGGTCACGCCTAGCCCTTCAAGATAGGGCTTGCCGGTACCGCAAAAATCCAGGGTTTCGGAGGGCTCGATTGAGCAGAACAGTAGCTGGCCGTTCCGGTTGGCGTACATCAGATCCATACTTGGGCAAAGCCGGGCATAAAGGCGCATCAAGCCATCTTCTTCTTCGGCTTTGAGTTCCTGCACTTCGCCATGACTGCCCCACCAACGATCATGTTCAGGCCAAATTAATGCCGTATACACGTTTGGGTCGTAACTTTCCGCCATATCAATAAGCCATTGCGCATCAATTTCGCGGCCATCAACGGTTTTACCCTCTGTGGCAATACGGATAAAACTGGTCGTCAGTTGTGAACCGGACATAATTAACCTTCTCATTAATTTGGCTGGCGTGGTGATAGTATTAATGTCATTCAGTATTGCGGAATGAATCTATAATTTCATTCGTTCATGTTCTGATTGATTCGTAATAATGTATTATTCCGAGTCATTCCGATATTTACCCCTGAATTCAATTAAGCAAAGCCGCCATAATGGAGGCATGACCAGAAAATCAAAGTATCCAGAAGAATTAATCGGCGTTGCCCGTTCGCTTTACTTGAAGCGATGGACAGCCCAGGAAATCTCCGCTGAATTAAATCTTAATTCAACGCGGGTCATTTACTATTGGGCGGATAAATTCGGGTGGCGCAGTCTACTGAGTGAGGAAGATTTAGAGTCTGTCATTAATCGCCGGGCGGCGGTGTTGGTCGATAAGCCCAATAAAAATGAGGCTGAACTTAAAGAGCTTGATAAGTATATCGATCTGCATGCGAAATTGATTGTCAGCCGCCATAAGCATGCGGAAAAAATCCACGCCATGAATCTGGAAGCCGCCGCGCGCGGTATCCGTGCCGAGGGCGCGGGCGGGGTTATCGAAGCCATCGCCGACGAAGGCAACGAGGACGGCCACACCAGCAAGCGCCGCCGCAAGCGTAATGACATTTCGGGGATTGGTGAGGCTGATTTTGCCGAGTTCATCAGCGGGCTGTTTGGCTATCAGAAAACGCTACGTGAGGCGAAACAGCACCGCAACCGGATATGGCTCAAGTCGCGCCAAATCGGGGCGACCTGGTACGCAGCCTTTGAGGCATTAGAGGACGCGATACTGACCGGCAACAACCAGGCGTTTCTTTCCGCCTCTCGGCCTCAGTCGCTGATTTTCCGGCGCTACATTGTGCGCTTTGCCTTTGAAATGTTCGGCATTGAGTTGAAGGGCGATCCTATTGTGTTGAGCAACGGGGCGGAATTGCACTTCTTATCAACCAACAGCAACACCGCCCAGGGCTTTTGTGCCAACGTCTACATAGACGAAATTTTCTGGCAGCGTGGCTTTACTGAACTGAAAAAGGTTGCTGGGGCGATCGCTACCCATACACACCTACGCCGTACCTACATTTCCACCCCTAGCGCGAAAACTCACCAGGCTTATCCATTCTGGACGGGTGACGAATGGCGCAAGGGCAAAAAGGCAAGGGAACACGTTGAATTCCCTACCTTTGAGCAGATGGAACAGGGGATCATGTGCCCGGATAACCACTGGCGCTATATCACCACAGTGGAAACCGCTGTCCGTGATATGAAGGCAGTGGCCCAGGCCACGGGCGATCCCACCAGGGTACTGATTGACCTGGAAGAAATAATCGAAGAAAACGGCGCAAGTGCCTTTAATCAGCTCTACATGTGCATGTTTGTTGATACTGGCGATTGTGTATTCCGCTTCGACCAGCTCGAAAAATGCCTGGCTGACGTATCGACCTGGGACGATCACGACGTCAGCGCCCTGCGACCTTTCGGCAACCGTGAAGTGTGGGCCGGATATGATCCAGCGCGCACCGGGGATACCGCGTCATTTGTCCTGGTGGCCCCGCCACGGGTTGAAGGGGAGCCCTTCCGCGTCCTGCACGTCGAAACCTGGCACGGCTTTAACTTTAAATACCAGGTTGGCCGCATCAAGGATTACATGGCCCGCTACAACATCACCCACATTGGGATTGATACCACCGGCATCGGCGGGCCGGTGTTTGAAATGGTGCAGGAGTTCGCGCGCCGTGAAGCCACCGCCATCCATTACAGCCTTGAAAGCAAGAACCGCCTGGTCATGAAGATGATCGACGTGGTCGAGCACAAGCGCATTGCCTGGGATAACCAGGATAAAGGTATCGCCGCCAGCTTTATGGCTATCCACCACACCACCACAAAGAGCGGCGGGGCAATGACCTTTGTCGCCGATCGCAGCGCCGATACCGGCCACGCGGATAAATTCTTCGCCATAGCCCATGCGGTGATTAACGAACCGATCAACAACGAGCGCAAGCGGAAATCCCGCTGGGCTAACCGATTCACAGGAAACAACGATGAGCAAACGCAAGCGGCAGCACAAAAGCACCCAGCCGAAAATCAGCAATACGCCAGCCGTACCGGCGCGCCGTGGCACGTTCAGCATCGTGACCACAGATGTACCTATGCCGGTATTAACCCAGGGCACCCAGTATCACGAAATCTGGTACGACAACGCCTACGACCATTGGCGGCAACCGATCGACCGGCTGGCGCTGGCCCAGCTTGCGAACATGTGCGGCACACACGGCGGGGTACTGTATGCCCGCAAGAATATGGTTATCAGCGACTATATCGGCGGGGGGCTCAGTCTTGGGGAAATGGGGCAAACGGCCTATGACTATCTGTTATTTGGTGATGTCGCCATTTTGAAGGTGCGCAACGGGTGGGGGGATGTGGTCGACCTGGTACCACTGCCCGCGCTCTACACACGCCGCCGCAAAGACGGTGATTTTGCCGTGCTGCAAAAGGGGCCATCGTTAATCTATCCGGCCAGGGACGTGATTTTTTTTAAGCAGTACGATCCCCAGCAACAGGTTTACGGACTGCCTGATTACATCGGCGGCATGCACAGCGCCTTACTGAATACTGAGGCTACCATTTTCCGCCGCCGTTATTACCACAACGGGGCGCATACCGGGGGCATCATCTACACTACTGACCCAAACCTAACCGACGAAATGGAAGATGATATCGCCAAGAAAATCGAAGAATCCAAGGGCGTCGGCAATTTTAAAATGATGTATATCAACATCGCTGACGGCGGGGAAAAAGGGGTGCAATTTATCCCGATTGGTGACGCGGGCGTTAAAGATGAGTTTGCCAACATCAAAAACATCAGCGCCCAGGACGTGCTATCCGCCCACCGGTTCCCCGCAGGCTTGGCGGGCATCATTCCCACTAACGGGGCCGTCATTGGTAGCCCAGAGGTCGCCCGTGACACCTATCGGCCGGATGAAGTGATCCCGGTTCAACGGATGTTCGCCAGTGCCATTAACCACGATCCCGAAATTTCGCCACGGTTACACCTGCAATTCAACGGCATTGATAGCCGCGGGCTTCCTATCACGCAGCCGTCGGCCAATGAGGTAATAATCACGCCAGGTGAATCGGGGGTAGCATGAGAAAGAAGCGGCGAAAAGTGCTAAAATCCTTGCAAGATAGGCGCAGTTTTGAGGATTTTGGCATGGCGCAACTAAAAATCACCTGTAGCAAATGCGGCGCGCGGATGCACATCCGTAAGTCAGTATGGAAAACACCGCAATTTGCTGACCTGTATTGCACCTGCACCAACGTAGAATGCAGTGAAACCGGGGTATTTAATGTGACGTGGTCGCATGCAATCAGCCCCAGCGGCCTGGAAGGCAAGGGACTGATTAAGGCGCTGTTGGAAAGGTTACGGCCGGACGAACGGCAGATGGCGCTAGACCTGTTGCAAGGGCATGCCGGATAACAAGAACCCCCGCCAGATAAGCGGGGGTTTTCTTTTGCTGCCGCAGGCCAACCCGGCCCCCCATTAACCTGCAAGATTAATGCGTTTCCGGGTTCTCGATACACATCACCTGACCGGTAACAGCCGATCACCATCCAACCTAAAGGCATGCCCCGGCCCAAAGTTCACCACCGCCCCGGATAACAAGGCGTCAAACTCCCATGGCGTGGGCTCCAGACCAATCGACCGGACGAAAGCCAGCACTTGAACGGCGAAATCGTCCAACCCTGCGACGATTTCAGGGGTAACAACGTGCTGTTTATGGGCTGGTTCGGGTGGCGGGCTTCTTTCCGATGCCTGGTTTTTCAGCCTATCGCGCAGATCCCGCCGTTCTTCCTTGGTCATACGGTCAAAATCGGCCGGTATTGGCGTGGCCCCGTCACCTGTTTGGGTACCATCCAACCCCGATCCCTGGGCCGTACTGGCGGCGACGGGTACAGTTATTGACAGAACTCCAAGATGGCGCGATGCGCCCTGAACGGCAACGGCCAAACCCTCGCCCACCTTGGCTTTTGGCACGATTTTGTAGGTTGTGGTGCGGGTTAAAATCAAAGAATCCCGCCCCGTATACGGGGCATAAATACCGTTAATTCGGCTGACGTCATCGCCGTAGGCGTTACCATCTGGCGTTACCTCATAGTTGAGGCGTACCCGGATACAGTCGCGGGCAACCAGTGGCCCGCCTTGGGCGATGGTGTACCCGGCCCAATCTCCTTCCGTGGCGGCATCGCGCGCGGGCGCAATATCCTGGGGCAAGCAAAGATCAGGATCTCGCAAGCGGCGCAACTCGCGGTAGACAGTAACCGGCGCGCCGCCAATCTGCTGGAATTGCCGTATACGCCAGCGCGACGCCCAGGCGCTCACACGGCGGGCCGTTTCTTTCAGCGGCTCCCCGGTTTCGTCGTCCACATCCCCTTCAAGCGCGTACCCATCAATATTTTTCGACACATACTTAGCGATATACCCGGTCGCGCTGCCTTTCTCTTTATCGATCGGCTTGACGAGGAAACGCGCGTTATTCAGGGATTCAGCCCCTTTCAATTCTTCCGAATCTTCCATGCGGGCATACAGGCAAAAAATATCGCGGGCCTGGTCGATATCTTCCGGGCGCATGAATAGCAATAGGTGCCAATGCGGGGTTTCGTCGTGGTGAGGTTCGACAACCCGAAAACCAAACGCCCTAATCTCGGCGCGCTTCCAGGCGGCACGGACACGGGCCCAGATCCGGCAAAGATACTTTTGTGTTTGCCGTGGGTTGGCTCCGCGCCATTTGTCATTGCGGTGGCCGCTGTTGTGCATTGCATGGTATTTAGATGGCGCGGTCAGGGTGTAAAAATCCCCCACCATGCCCAATTCATCGGCCAGATCTTCAAAGCCGCGCATGCGTGTCATAAGCTCGCGGCGGCGGTTAGCTGGATTGGCTACGCTACGGACAACTTTATCAATCAGTGATATCCGTTCACCGGTATTCTGATCTTCAAGTTCCATAGCCTTTAAATATTCGGTGTTGGCTTTCTTCTGGGCCTGCCACTCTTTGAGCGCCGGATCACTGCAATAGGGAGCCCCTTTTTTGCTGACGTAACCGGCTGCGATCATCAGATGTTCGCGCCACTGGTCATGAATGCGTTTAAGACGACGCAACCACCAGGCGGGTGACTCTAACCGGCCCATGCTGCGCAAGGCGTCGACGTCGGTCAGCTTCATGTTGCAATAGTCGCCCCAGCCGGGTGCCGTCATGTTGAGGTGCGACACCAGCCAGGCGGCGCGGCCGTAGGAATAGACGATAGAAAACGTCACATCGCCGGTTTTTTCATGCTGGCTTTCGTAGTAGTTCATGAATTCGGCGGTGATGCAGTCGGTCAGCCGGTGCGCCAGGCGCTTTAATTCGCGCTTGCCGTACCAGGGCAGGCGGGCGAAATCGTCCACAAAGCCGATCAGCGGGCCAGGTACCACGCCAAGGCGGTACCGATCATTAACGCCATCAATGCGCGGCAATACATACTTGGCAAAAGTGCCGATTAAGTATTTATTGGCTCGCGTTGCGCCGTGCTGTTGCTCCAGCCGGTCAGCCTGCTGGGCATAGAATCGCTTAATGAAATGGGGCAAAGAATCCAGGCGACGGCGAACCCGGCGCGCAGGGGCCAGGGGATCAAGAATCTGGCCCTGCCTAAATGCCCATTCATCGATCGGCGGATTGGCCGCTTCGGTGCAGATGGATTCACGGGGCTGGTTCCAAGAGTAAACCCCGGTAAACGGTTCATCGTTTCCGGGGTAAGGTTGTGGCGGGGTTGGAGCCTTGCGGCCGCGCGTGTCTGTCACTCGCAGATCCCGTCGCGAGTATTCCACGCGGTGATCGCGGCGGTTGCCCCATTGAACCAGCCGATACCCACGGGGCCGGAAGCTAGTGAAAAATCACAATGTGGACACCCAACCATAAATAGCTGGTCAGCGGGGGGATGTGGTGAGCATTGCTCTAAATCGGCACTCTCTCCGCAGAATGGGCAAGGTTTGATTTCCTGGGGTTTCATGATGAAGCCCTCAGCGTTGCTACTAACTCCTGTACGGACTTACGCCCCCCAGCTTTACAACTCACCGAGCGGGGAGCGGTTATGGTGTGATGCACAAAGCCGGGATAAAGGGCGATTGACTCCATTGTATAATCGTTTGACACGGTCACATTGCAGCCCCTGCCAGCCGCCGCCCGCAACTCTGTAACAAGGCGCAACTGTGCATCTTGATTAAAACCATCGGTGTGGTACTGCGTGAAACTGTCTACATAAGGCGGATCACAATAAATAGCGTCGCCTGGTACGCTCATGGTTAACGCCTCTTCAAAGTCGCAACAAATAAACACGGCTTTTTTATCGTTGGCTTTTTCAGAGAACTGGCGAATTTCTTTTTCAGGAAAGTAAACATTTCCACGTTTTCCCCACGGGGTATTAAACTCCCCTTTGAGGTTGTAACGTGTCAGGCCGTTATAACAATGACGATTTAGATACAGGAACATGATCGCGCTATATTCCAAATCGCTTTCAAAATTGAAGTGATTACGGGCCGTGTAATAGGCACATTCCCCTTGCATATCTTCAAAGTAGCCTTTGGCCCTTCTGATAAATGACTCAGGGTTATGCATGATTACATTGTAAAAATTAATCAGGTCGCCATTCACATCCGCAAGTAGATACTGGTCATAATCCGTATTCATGAATACCGCACCACTGCCCATGAAAGGCTCAACCAGGCGGCGACCTTTTGGCAATAGCGGTCGCAAGGCTTCCATAACGCGCACCTTTGAACCGGCCCATTTAAGCGGCGTGTTATGAATAGTCATTTCCTATTCCTTTTATGGTCTGATATGGCAACTAGCCCGGCGATAAACGTCATCACAATGGCCGCTACTAATAACATTGCTGTTACTACCCAAAATGGCGCAGTCACCCACCACCATGACCAGGTGATATAACCCATTAACTTTAACGTGACGAATATCAGCCCCAATACTACAAGCGGCGTCATCTTCCAACTTTTATTTGATTCACGACTCATACAACCCCCTGCGATTTACAGAATTAAACAAGAAAAGATCACTCGAACTCAAAACTAAGCAAGACGTATCCCGGCGCATAATCTTTAAGATCTGCAATGTGCGTAATGATTAAATATCTATCCCTACCGGTGTATCCGTTATTAACCGTCCATTCTCTAAGCCACAACTCATCCCTAACAGAGAACCGCCTATCGTTTATTCTTATTTCTGCTTTCTTATGACCAGATATCACTGCATCAAAAAATTTAGGTTCAATCTTTAGCTCATGAGATTCTATTTCTTGCTTTACCTTGACCTCTGAACTTGGGGCGGTCGGTTCAACCCTGCTGAAATACTTATAGAGCCCCAAAGAGTCAGGGGATAAACTGTTAATGAAGTTAATCAGCGATAACCATTGCGCCTTATATTCTCGCAAGTTGTTTTCAGTTGTGGCGCATTCATCAACTTTTAATTCCAATAGAATTTCAAGCTCGTCAACACGCCGCGCCAACTGCATCTTGTCGTGGTCTTGTTCTACTGCCCCGAAAGGGATTTCCTCGGCCTCACGGTTAGTTCTAAGGTCGGCGTCCATTGTTCTGACAATAGTCATTGCCTGGTTAAGCGCATCATTCGGTGTAGTAATATCTAAGTTACGCCCTTCGGTGGTTCCCGCAATAGCCATTAGCAAGGCATCGCGGCTAGACTCCGCAACAGAAATTTTCCCATACAGAGTATTCATGTTTGAAACCACATCCTTTAATGTGCTTTTTACATTTTGAAGATGCTCGATCGCATAAGAATCACCATTACCTTTTAAAAGACGGATTGCACAATTCAATTGTGTAATAGCCCCATTCACTTCTGTTTTATAAATCATTATCAAAACTCCAAATTTAGATAATAGAAATCCCGGCGCAATATAAAAAGCGCCAGTTAGCCCGGTATTAACTACACGTTATCTTTTATTACACTATCACCACTGCACAACCTTTTAGGCAGCGTCGCGGCAAGCTCTTTTAAATCCCTCATGGCTTCAATCACTGCCAACCGTTCCCGCTCGGTCAACTGTTCAAACTTAAGCCGGTGCCGTTCCTTGGTTATATTAGCCATGAAATAAATCAGCCCCCTATGCCGCGAATGCAAGTGATTAATAAATTCTTGCGACTCATTGACACTTTTGACGGCTGCAATCATCTGCATTATTTTATATGAATGTTCCAACCCTTTTTTAATCTGGGTTGTATTCGGTGCCATGCCTATATCAGCAATTTGCCTATTCATATAATCAGCCTCCGTTTATACCTATATGTGAGCACATCCCCTATTGACGCCCCCGCCACTCAGTTAAAAGGAGGGGATGTACTCACATATAGGGCCGGGCTTACCCCGGCTACGCTATATATGAGAACAACAACATGCCCAAACTTTCGACAAGCTCATAAAGAGCACTAGCCAGGTTCCAGGCATAGGCGCATACAAAGGCGGGCCAAAAAAACGTTGACGTAGCTTTCATAAACTTCATGCGAATATCCCCATAAGCCGGGCGAACCAGCGCGGCTTTCTCGCTGGGCCAGACATAAACGGCAGACGCATACCGGGGATGAATTGCACCTCGCTGGCCTTCGGCTGGAAGTGGCGACCGTCTGGGGTTTCAATCCAGCCGTGTTGATGGCGATGGTGCGTAACCTGTTGGCCGTTCACCAACAAAGACGCCAGGGACGGGCATTGTTGTGTTGTCATGCCGGTACCTCTGCACTTTCAAAAGGGAAAAACTCAGGCACTTTCCCCTTAGGCCAATCACTTGTTAGTTGCAGGATTTCTATTGCCTCGTCTGCATGCGCTGCATACGCGGCAGATAGAGCTATATCATTGAGGGCTTTACACACTAAATGGATCTCGCTCTTAGAGTGCGCCGGGCATTTCTCGCTGGCATGCTCTTGACGCCAGGCATACATTTTAATCACTGCGTTTGCAGCTTTATAAAATGGCTTATTCATGCTGTTCCCTCGCGTTGCTGATACAACTCATCTATATAGCCAGTGGCCTGGGCCTGGGCGTCAAACTTGCCATAGGACTGATCACCCTGGCTGACGTGGTACCGCGTGACTGGCTGGGTTTTATTCCTGGGTAAACGGGTGATCCCGAACCCCCGATAAACGCTGGTATGGTCGCTGACTTTGGTCAGCGCGTGGACTTGCTCACCCATGCTTCCGCCCCCTTCCTTACAGACCAATCCACAGCAACCAGGCATCACGCTGTTCCTTCGGCCGGTTATAGAAGGCATCACGCATAGCGCGGTTAAACTCAGGAATGTACACCCAGTTTTCCGATCGGGGGTTTGGGCTTTTGGTTTCCGGGTTTGTCCACGGGATAATCGGCAATTTGCCAGCGTCGATCATGCTTTTGACGGCATCCTCTTTCTTGCCGATCATCTCGGCAAACTTTGGGTAAGGCACTGCGTCAACCGCGTGACGTACCTCTACGAATCCCTCCAACTCTTTTTTTCTCATATGTCATAATCCCCTTGGCGCTATACGCTTATGTAGGCTTATAACCGCCAACATAAGCAATTACGTTTACGGTTACTAATGCAACCTTGTGAGGAATATTATGGTTACATATGCAACCATGTCAAGCGACGTGGGGGAAAAGATCCGAGAGATCCGAGATAGTGAGGGACTGACAAGACAACAATTCTTTGAATTAACAGGGATTCCAGTAGTCACACAAAAATTTTATGAGACAGGTAGGAGGGGGAGTATAGGCAGCGATATTTTGCTCAAAATCACACTTCATGAACGATTCGAGAAATATACGCTTTGGCTGATGACCGGTAGCACTGCACCAGACGCCGGACAAATTGCACCGGCTCTCTCTCTTGATGGGCCAGAGGTCACGGCAACGTCGCACCGCTCCGGCCGCAAGACTGGTTAACGTTACATCATGATTTTATTGACTGGATAGATTCACTATCACTCTGCCACACCGGAGGGCTTCGCTATGACTATTAAGCGGCTCGAAGGTGGTCAATACGAAGTGGACTTATACCCGCGAGGGCGTGAAGGAAAACGCATTCGCAGGCGATTCGATAAGAAACAAGAGGCCGTCCTTTTTGAACGCTACGTGATGGCGAACGTAGACAAGAAAGAATGGTTAGGGGCCAGCGTAGAACGGCGAACCCTCAGTGAATTACTAGATACCTGGTGGCTGCTTTACGGCCAAACGCTGGAAAATGGCGTAATAGAAAAACGACACTTGAAGAAAACCATTAAAGCTTTGAGTGATCCAGCCATCAACCGGCTCAGTAAGCGAACGATCGCGGAACATCGCAGCGCCCGCCTTGATGATGGGATAAGCGCTGCAACGATTAACCGTGATATCTATCGCCTTTCAGGCATGTTCAGCATCTTGATTAAGTTTGATGAGTACCGGAAAGATAACCCCTGCCAAGGTTTAGCGCCGCTAGCAGAAGTACCGCCAGCAATGACATATCTCAGCAAGCCAGAGATCAAAAGGTTACTGGAAGCGCTGAAAGGGGATGATCGCCGGGTGGCACTGCTGTGCATGAGCACCGGGGCGCGATGGGGGGAAGCTTCCAGCCTGCGGGCTGAACAGGTGATGCATGGGCGGGTAACGTTCCTGAAAACGAAAAACGGTAAGAATCGCACCGTTCCTATATCGGATGAGTTGGAAAGGGAGATCAAAACTGGTGAGAGCGGGCCACTGTTCAAAGTTGACTATGAAAACTTCTGCGAACGGCTCAGGTTAGTAAAACCCGACTTGCCACGCGGGCAAGCTACACACGTGCTTCGGCATACATTCGCCAGTTGGTTCATGATGAACGGGGGCAACATTATCGCCCTACAGCAAATCCTGGGGCATGCCAGCATTCAGCAAACGATGGTTTACGCTCACCTGGCACCGGATTTCCTGCAACACGCGGTCACGCTAAACCCGCTTTGTGGAGGGCTAACGGTATGA